AATGTAGTGTCCCATTCTGGAACTTCTATTTCTTTCATTTCGCCTGAGACTGTTTCCGCATAGTGTCTACGAATGTTGCTCATTAAATCTTTATTATTCATTTTGTGTATTCACCTTTCTTGAAGTTTGTGTTTAGTTTCTCTATTGCTGGTTCGGCTATACCGTCTGGTGAATCTTTTGACCACCCTTCATTTAATCTTACGATATATGGAACCCTATTCTCAAGTTTTCGTCCCTTATTCTTTTTACGCCATCCGCGTCTTGCTCGACCCGTGTCGAACGGAGTTTTTTCCTTGACGATATCAAATGCATCTGCCATAAAATTATCTATGGCTTGTTTGCACTTCTTCTCAATGAAGTCTGAATCACCAGTTCTTATTCCGCCGACACGAGTTCTAATCATTATTATGATCCGTTTTCAGTTGCTAAAGCAGTAGTTCCGATTACGGAAAAACTTGCCTCAACCATACCATCAACAGACGTTGAAATAGTTCTTGAAGTAATGATACCATTACCAAAATACCCTAATTCATTGGAATTGTCGCCTGATGGCCAAAAGTGGAAAGTTGCTTCTGTAGTTCCAGGACGTGTAGATGCACCGAACTCTGATTGTGCAGATGCGGCACCACCATCAGTATTTGTTCCTGCTGGTGTTACTGTCCAGAACACATCAACTGTGCCTGACCAACTTTTGAATGTAGGCTTATTAGTTCTGAATGCGTTTGCACCAGTTGTTGACATAGTAGTTGCATCAATAGTCTCTTGAGTTTCCTCTAGAGAGAAACTACGAATACTTGCTACTGCGTCCGAACCAATATAAACAATACCTTGTGAGCCTGAAAATATTTGACTTGACATAGTATGTCTCCTTTTTAAGTGTTACCTTGACTGTAAGTGTATTGAACACCTACGCCAATAGTTTGGTTTATTGTAGGATAAGAAGAAACTTCTATATCCCCGACTTGTAATACTTCTGTTATTTGAGCATTTTCTGGCCCGCCTCGAGTTCTATCTGCTTCTAGTTTTTCTTCGATTGCCTCAATGATATCTGCAAGTTGTTCTTCTGTCTTTTCTGTTTTCGATTTACCTTCTAAATGAACTGTGATATCGATATCCATAGTGGCTAGACGCCAACTATTCATAGCAATATCTTCTTTAGTTTCATTTGTTATAGTAACTTGAATGAACGGAAAAGCAGTTCTTGCCAATCTTGCAAACTCTGCCGGCTTCTCGCTGACTTTACCAATGCGAGGACTAGTAATAGACTTTAACTTAGTAACGATATCGTCAAGTATAACTTTTCGTTTACTAGATGCCATTATCTATATAACCTCGCTGTATCAATAAATTCAACTTCATCGTTTGTATACGTTCCAGATCCGTCGTCATCATAAGATATACCAGACTTCATTTGAGCATCAAACTCTTCCTGATATTTTTCCTTATAGAATGTCATTTGTCTCTGGAACGTATCATCTTCACTAAAGTTAGATAGTCGAGGCATTATGTAATATGCAAGTGCGTGATACACTGTAGTTCGTTTCCACTCAGATGCTTTTAACTTTGTAGCATCAAATAAGTTTGGATCATTTTGAATCATCCACCAATCAGACTTGATACGTCTTTGGACATCGCCAGTAGA